CCGTGTTAGGCGACATTGGGTATAACCCTGTGTTAGATTTCGACAACGACGGCGATATTGATCTTGTAGAACTGTTTAAATTCCGTGCCAACTTTGGAAGGTGATGACGATGGGAATTATTAACGCACGATTGATTGGCGGCACCGCTTCGACCGAGACTTCTAACATTGCTGTCCAGCACATTTGTGGGTGGGACACACCCTTAACCGACCAACAGATCGCGGACATCGTGACCGCGACTAACCTTTAAGGAGTTTTGATATGAGTTATTCCAAACCGGGCGATCCAGTCCGAGGACACGTTCACAGCACTGACGCTTCATCCGGCGTTGAGATTCCGATCTTCGACCAAGGCAGCCTCGTCGCACGTGTGCTTGCCGCTGATGAATACCTTGAGATTGATCAAGTAGAAGTCGTCACCGTAGCAGGCGGCGACACTGCGGTCATTCTGGACGCGGACGACGGCAACGACATCGACACGGGTGAGATTGTTACTCGCGGCTCCTTTGCTGCGAACGGCGGCGTTGAGAAGTCTGGTGACGGCGGACCCATCGCAGTCGGTCCAGTCGGTGCTAAGCCGCACGTGATCTCTCCTACTGGCGGCGTCGATGCCTCATTCATTGGTCGCATCCGTAAGGGCAATGGAACGCTTCAGCGTCCGTCGTATCGTGCCGCAAACGTACCGGGGTAATCATGGCTAAGAAACTCAAATACGACAACAAGGAACTGACTAAGCATCTGCGTGAGCTTGCCGCACAGATGCACGATGTCATTGTGGACGAGGACTTGCAGACACGTGCCCGAACAAAGGGTCAGGCGTTGTGTGAACTCGTGTACGAGAAGGCATTGGGTCGCGTCGAGAAGAAGATTGATGAAGAAGGCGTCGAGCAAGTCATCGTTCACAAGCCTGAGCAGTGGGCGTTGCAGTTGATCTTCGACCGCATGGAAGGTCGGGCACCACAAGCCGTGCCGGACAACGAAGGCAAACGCACCGCTAAGGACAAGGTGAGTGCGATCGCTAAAGGTACAATCAATCAACTGGCACCAATGGCGGGTCCACCGGCAATGCCGAAGAAGGAGAAACCTGATGCCTAAATCTGTATGGTATATGGCTGTACGCTTCTCAATGTACCTGTGGTTCGCAGGAGTTTTTCAAAGTGGGTAATGAATTCGCCGTCAAACCTGAACTGGATAAGAACTTCCCCCGGAACCGTCCGGTGTGGCAGTGTCCTATCACTGGACTCAACGTACCCAAGACGTTCGAGCAGAATATACTATGGCGTGAACAAATCCTCGAACTCGCCGACGAAGATGAGGAAATGCAGGACGACTTGTTCACCGCGTGTTCACAGTCGATCTTGTTTTTCATGAACGCATTTGTGTTCACGAATCGTTTGTTTGAACCTGATCCTGAAACGGGTGAGGTTAAGCAGGCCGCGAACGCACACATTCCAATGCTCGCGTGGGAAGTCCAAGACGAACATCTGCTGTGGTTGGAAGAACATCTGGATCAAGGTGAAGACGGGTTGACGGACAAGTCACGTGACATGAGTGCGACGTGGGATCATATCGTTGCATTCGTCCATCGATTCCTGTTTCGCTCGTCCGAATCTCACCTGATGATCTCGCGTAAAGAAGATGCCGTGGACCAACTCGATGGTCAACCGAAGAACTATCCGCACGGCAACCTCGCCGACCCCGGTACGTTGTTTGGTAAGATCGACTACATCCTGTCCCGCCTGCCGGAGTGGATGCTACCTCGAATGAACCGTAAGAAGATGCACCTTGTTAATCTGGACAACGGTTCACGTATTGACGGTGAATCCGCGAATGCTACTGCCGGTTCATCCGATCGTCGTACGTCTATCTTTATGGATGAAATGGCGAAGATGAAAGAAGGCGAATCAATCAAGCGTTCAACACGCGACGTTACAGCCTGTCGCCTCGTATGCTCCACGCCTAATGGTGCTGGTACTGCGTACTCGAAGTGGCGACTCTCTGGCACGATCGAAGTGTTCACGCTCCCGTGGTGGCGTCACCCGGAGAAGGGGCTTGGCCGGTACCTCGCACAAGACGAACTCGGACGCTGGAAGATTCGTTCACCGTGGTACGACCATGAATGCACCGTGCGTTCGCCAAAAGAAATCGCAATCGAACTTGACATGGACCATATCGGTTCGGGTGACCTGTTCTTTGAATCCATGACGATCGAAGAACACAAGAAGTTGTACGCGAAAGAGCCGCGTATGTCGATGAACATCAATTGGAAGAAAGAGTTTGCGGACGTTGAAATCCCCGAACTGATTACCAAGCGTAAGGTCGGTGCAGTGATGCGTACTCCACGGGGTCCGCTTCAAGTGTGGTGCAACTTCCACAAAGGCCGACCGGATCAAACGAAAACCTACACGCTTGGTGTGGACATCAGTAAAGGACAAGGGGCGTCGAACTCCGTGTGTGCTGTTATCTGCAACGAGACTCGTGAAATTATCATGGAGTGGGCAGATGCCAATACACCCCCTTATGAGTTTGCTCGTGCTATTACCGCTCTCGCTGTGTGGGTTGGTGGTCGTAACAAACTGCCTCTCATTGTGTGGGAGAATAATGGCGACCCCGGCTTCGACTTCGGGCGGCAACTCGTCCACGTATACGCATACCCAAATATCTACTATGATCGCGTTGAAGGAACTATCGCTGAGAAGCGGGGCAAGCGTTACGGATGGCGTTCATCGCAAGAACAGAAGGCGACTGCCCTTGGCTCTTTGCGGCGGGCATTCGCCCACGGGGGCATTGTGGACCATTCGACACCCTGCCTCGACGAAGCCTTGACATACATCTACTTCGAGAACGGCAGCATCGGACCAGCAACACTGATGGAAGAAAACGTGAACGCACGCAAGACGCACGGTGACCGTGTGATTGCACGAGCGTGTTGTTTACTAGGATTGAATGAAGCACCTACCATGAAACCCGCGAAGCCTGAAGGCTCGGAGTGGTCGGTGGGGGGACGGCTCAAGTCGTTTAAACGACGTGAGAAACAACGGAAGAAAGTGCGGGACAACCGCTTTAACTTCGCTCAAGGAGCATCAACATGAGTTCTACCTTTGAAAGCATCACGCCTCGTAAAGTTCAACGCAATGTCGAGCTTGGGTACAAGCGGCTGGAAAATTTCCGCAACGCTCGCATGATGTTCCTGCGTCAATACACGGGTCAATACTACGACAAGGCATCGGGCGAGATCGGCACCGAAGCTCTCAACCTGATCTTTAACGCAGTGCGTACACTGGTGCCAAACATCGTGATGAACTTCCCTACACACAAGGTGAGTTCAAACTTCCTTGCGTCGGCAGAGTATGGTGAAATGCTGTCGATGGCTCTCGCGTACCACGACAAACAGATCAACATCAAGTCCACATATCGTGAGGCTATCGTTGATGCGATCTTTACGCTCGGCATCCTCAAGACCGGGATTGCCGAGAGTGACAGCGTGTACGTGTTCGACGAGAACAGCAAGATCGACACCGGCTCCGTGTACACTGAGAAGGTGGACTTCGATAACTATGTGGTTGACCCCAACACCCGTGAGCATCTGTTCAAAGACGCTCTGTGGGAAGGCGACAAGATGTGCGTGGTTCGACAGAACTTGTTGGACTCTGGGTTGTACGATAATGAAATCATCGAGAACCTGCCTGCCGTCGCTGATGATAGCGGTAGCAAAGCCAAGGCATCAAACCTGTCACGCAAGAAAGTGTACCGCAATTCGGAAACGTATCTCGAAGATGAAGTCGAGATTGTCGAATTGTGGGTGCCGGGTGCTAACGCCCTGATCACCGTCCCCGGCTGTGAAAACTACACGGTGGACAAGTACCTGCGTGTCGATGACTACTACGGTCCGTCATGCGGTCCTTACACGAAACTCGCTCTTACTCCCCCAACGCCCGGCAACTCAATGCCTGTCGCTATGGTTGGTATCTGGCACGACCTTCACGTCTTGAGCAACAGCATGGCACACAAGGTTGCAACTCAAGCTGAGCGGCAGAAAGATGTCATGCTCTACCGTCGCAACGCTGCTGACGACGCACAGGAAATCGCGGACGCTTCAGACGGCGAAGGCATCGCTGTTGATGATCCAAGTGCAGTGAATGTGTTGTCTCTTGGCGGTCAGCAACAGAGCAACGAAATTCAGTTGGCACAGCTTGGTCAATGGTTCAACATGATGGCGGGCAACCCGCAAGCTCAAGCCGGTGTGCGGTTCGATGCAGGGTCCGCGACTGAAGCCAAGCTCTTGCAGGGCAACGCCAACATCACGATGGAAGATATGAAAGACCTCGTGTACACCATGGGTGCGTCGGAAGCTCGC